TTGCAGTTGCAGTAGTGCTAGTGAAGGCTCTTTGATTTATTCTAAAGTCACCATTGATAAACTTATTCTTGCCAGCAGCATAATTCTCTTGATAAGAAAGTCCCGTTGAGGTGGAACTATCTGCTACGAGGCTTTCACCGTTGTTGCCCAAAGCTAGGATAGCCGAGGTATTAGTGCCACTGCCAACAACTACATCGCCTTTGGCTGCATTGGCAACTGCGTTTGATCTCGATTTAGTCACTTAGCTTCTCCCTTAGTAATTTTCTTAGTCAAGTGTTCCACTATGAAAGCAGTAACTTTGCTTCATCGGCAGTTATGCCTAATTTGGCTAGTAACGCTGCTTTGTCGGCTTCAATTTTGTCATTTTTTATCTTTTCATTAGCAATAAAATCCAGAAGATTTTGATAATCTGCAATTTCCTTTGCTGACATTTCGCGTTCAATAACAGTTTCTTCACCTGTAATTGCATCATAATTTTTTTCAGTTGTTTTCATTAGATAGCACTCCCATAGATAAACATAGTTCCAGCCGTGAAATTACCTAGACTTGATAGAGCAGACACCGATGAAATCGTGCTTGTTCCTGTATAATAACCGCCAGTAAAATTAGAATAGACACTACTTCCACCTTGCGCACCGCCAATCGCTTGATAGATTTTTGTTCCAGTCGTGTTAGTTCCTGACATAAGAACATAGCCGTCAATTTTTCCGCTTCCACTACTTCCTCTAGCACCTAGATAGAAAGCATCTTGCGCACCGCCAAATACCGACATTTGAGTTGATGAATAACTAGTCGGCCAATTAATTTGTGCGCCGTGCATAAAATACTTAGATGTTGCATCGGCATTGACTCGAACAGTTATGCTGGAATTATTAGTGGCCGATTCGGCTTCTTTTATAATAATCATTAATTGGTTATATCCTGAAATGCTGCTTACAGTTATTGTTTGCGCACCCGTCAATGCAGTTCCACCTGCATTGATTAAAGTCCAACTTGCACCTGATGCTGCTGGTGTTGCCCAACTTGGAATACCACTTGCAACAGTCAAGACTTGACCCGTTGAACCAATACCCAATCGAGCAGGCGTAGTGCCGCTTGATGAATAAATTGTGTCACCTGTTGTGGTTAACGGGTTTGTCATACCTGTTGTAGGCGTAGCCCATTTCAAGCCTGTTGAAGCGGTACTATCCGCCACAAGTATTTGGGCGTTGGTTCCCACGGCGAGCCGATCTACCGTGTCAGCGGCAGTTGCAACTATTAAATCGCCCTTTGCATTTACAATTGCATCAGGAATAAACGCTGCATCAGCTTGTGCAATGGTGTAGGTGTCAGCAACTAAAAATGTGCCGTATGCAATTACCGCAACTGTATCGTTGGCAAGTGCTGCAATTGATAGAACAACACTTGTGCCATTAGTGGCGGTGTAGTCGCTGGTGCGCACCTGCAAAGTACCGTTGACATAAACCTGCTCAGCACCGACTGTGTAAGCAAGAGTTAATCCGCCTGAATCGGCACCTGAGAATGTAGTTTGTGCAGCCGTTGCAATGTAAGTGTAAGTAACCGCTGCTGCTGATCCTGCACTGCCAGTGGCACCTGTCGGTCCAGTAGCACCCGTTGCACCGTTTGTTCCTGCAGGACCTGTTGCACCCGTGGCACCTGCGGGGCCAGTTGCACCTGTAGCACCAACTGCACCGTTAGCACCTGTTGGTCCAGTGGCACCAGTAGCGCCATCAATACCTGCAGAACCGCTTGCACCAGTTGCACCTGTTGCACCAACTACACCTTGCGGTCCAGTTGCACCTGTTGCACCATCTGCGCCAGCGCTTCCCGTTGCACCTACGGCACCAGTTGCACCTACGGCACCAGTTGCGCCAACAGGTCCTGTAGCACCAATTGGTCCAGTAACGCCGACATCTCCCTGGATGCCTTGAATTCCTTGTGGTCCTGTTGCACCCGTAGCACCTGCAGGTCCAGTTGCACCTGTTGCACCATCTGCGCCGTTAGCACCACTTGCACCAACTGCACCTGTAGCACCAACTGCACCAGTGGCACCGACTGCGCCTGTTGCACCTACATCGCCTTGAACACCTTGTGGCCCTGTAGCGCCAATTGGCCCTGTCGGACCTACTGCGCCTGTTGCACCAATTGCACCTGCAGTTCCTGTTGCACCGACTGGTCCAGTAGCACCGATTGCGCCAGTTGGACCTATATCACCAGTTGCACCTGCAGGTCCAGTTGCACCTGTTGCACCTTGCGGGCCAGTCGCACCTGTAGCACCAGTTAAACCAGTTGCAATTGTAACAAGCACTAAAAGCTGAAAGTTTGTAAAGTTAGTTGTGCCAGTTCCACCTGATGAATCAAGAACTACTGGAACTTCAACATAGCCTGTTTGAATTGTTAATGCGCCAGTAATCTTAAACTTTTGAAAGTTTTGGCTTACATCGCGGTCTTGAATAATAAGAAAATCATTTTCCTTCAGCAATGCAAGCAAGAAATCAATATCATCGCCTGTATCGTCAAGGTGATCAATGTTGATACGAGTTGAGTTTATTTGCGTTGCGCTACCCCAACGAATATCACCTGCACCTGGTCTGCCAGTTGTGCTTGAAGTATCTGCTGCATAATCAAAAATAGTTGCAGAACCACCATCTGCACCTGCAGGCCCTGTTGCACCAGTCGGTCCTGGTGTTGTTGAGGCTGCACCTGTTGCGCCTGTAGCACCGATTGGACCAGTTGCACCTGTAGCTCCAGTAGCACCTGCATCACCAGTTGCACCTACTGCACCGCTTGCACCCGTAGCACCTGCAGGTCCAGTTGCACCAGTAGCACCAATTGCACCAGTAGGACCAGGAACGGTTGAATCAGCACCGCTTGCACCTGTTGCACCAATAGGACCTGTCAAACCTTGAACACCTGTAGCACCCGTTGCGCCAACTACACCTTGAATACCTTGAGGACCTGTTGCGCCAACACTGCCCTGAATACCTGTAGCACCTGTTGGACCTTCAATGCCTTGTATGCCTTGAATTCCCTGAATACCTTGTGGACCTGTAGCACCTGTTGGACCAACAACACCTGTTGCACCAGTTGCACCTGTAGCGCCAACAACACCTGTTGCACCAGTTGCACCAACTGGACCAGTTACACCCGTGGCACCAGTTACACCCGCAGGCCCTGTTGCACCTGCTGGCCCTGTTGGACCTGTAGCACCGCCTGGACCTTGTGGGCCTTGTGCATTAGAGATAGTGACATCAATATCTTCAGTGTTAATTGTTACAACGCTTGTGGCCATTATCGAGTCACCTCTGCAGAAATGTTAAGTTCACCTTGTAGTAAGCGGGTGACGATGCCACCGCTTGATTGCAGTTCTAAGTCATAGACATACTCACCCTTTGGTAATAGGGCAGTTTGTGTTGCAGTTTGATCCAAGCTGATTGTGCCAGCAGCACCGCCAAGAGTAATTCCAGCACCTGTTGTAAGTGAGAGGATTGTGTCAGTTTCATCAACATCAATGCGTGCCTGTAGGCGGGCAATGTAGCCAGTAAGGTTCACTGCTACATTGTCAATTCTCCAAGTCATAAGAAGATTGAAAGTTGCGCCTTGCTCGATTGTGAAGTTGTATTGACCTGCCATTTATTTACTCCAAAAACTAGGGGTGGATTACTTTGAACCTCTGCCGAAATCTACGGCTGATGAATCTAGCCACTTGAGGATTGGACCTGCAGCGCCAGCAAGGGCGGCATATCCAAGAGTTTTGAGATCAGTCTCGCCAGCAAGGTACAGGGCTACGGCAGATGCAGCAGCAGCGCGAAACCAAGTTAATGCAATTTGCTTGAATTGTTCCATTTGATTGCTCCCTTATTTCTTGCCGTGGACTTTGCAACAAGTGCAAACTTCGGCTTTGTATGCTTTTTTAGCAGGAATCGGTACGATTTTAGCACCAAGTTGTGTAATTATTTTAGGCTGGTTCATCCACCAAAACCACGGTGAAGTGTCATTGGCAAACTCTGCCTTGATTGAAATATGAAGGTGCTTGTTGTGCTGGTTTGAACCCGTGTATTTGCGGTTGCCTTCTTTAGCTCTTGCCTTTGACCAAATCTTGCCGCTAAAAATTAAGTAATCAACGCGCTTATCTTCTTTTAGCTTTTCAAAGATTTCAACGCAATCAATGCCACCTTTAGGGTCATGGGTCAAGTCCACGGCTAGGCCAGTATTGTGATCTGACTTAGGATTTTGAACCTGATGGGCAGCCGATGGCAATAGGCCATCAGATAGTTTTTTTCGCAATGGCCTCAAGGCCGTGGCCTGGCGTAGCACTGCCGTTGCCGCTGGTGTTGCCCTCACTTCTTTGCCAATAGGTCAAGCACAATATCCATTTGCGCTTCAAGGCGATTGACTGCATCTTTCAAACTGCTGCCACCATTGGGCTTGAGTTCGTTAAGGTAATGCTTTACAAGCCAACGCACTGAGCCTGCAAAGGCACTAATGATTGCGATGATTGAGACAATTAAGCCTGCCCAGTTTGCTGGTGTCATTTGCGCGGTTCTCCCGTTATGAGTTAGTTGATGCCTCAAGTGTCGCTTTGAGGATTGCAATTTCTTGTGCTTGGTTTCCAATGATTTCACGCATTGCCTTTAGCACTGCCTGAATGTCTATTTCTTTTTCCATTATTCCCCCTTGAGTGTGTCTATTTCAGCTTTAAGTTCTTTAATAAGTTGCAGCAGGAAAATTGGCAATTTTTCGTATGCAAAGTAATCAGGAACGCCTGTTGAGTCATATTGAATCAACTCATCTAGTCCTAGTTCTTGTGCTTCTTCAGCAATAAAACCATATTGAACGCTTTGTGCTTCATCTATGTCAGGGTTATATTTGAAAGTTTTAACATCAAGATTTAACAATGCGGCAGAATCTATTGAATAGGATTCAATTTCATGCTTCTTGCGGCGAGTAGATGCAGTAGTTCCATATAATCCCGAACTAGAGATTTGCATTGATCTGCCTGAAACGGCATTGCCGTATGTTGAAGCAACGCGTACATTGCCAGTTGAGGACAAGAACTCAAACTGTTGTGTGATTGCGCCGAATGTTGCACTGTTGGTAACGCTTAGATTTCCTAGAACGCCTGTGTTGCCGTTTAAGGCAGATGTGCCAGCGACAATCAAACGCTCACCTGTTACTGCCCCACCACCGATATTGGCGAATCCATAAAAGATTGTTGATGAGTTGCCACCAGTAATTGTTCCCGATGTTTGTATCACTAAGTTTGTGCTTGAGAATATGGAACTTGCTGAAAGGGTGAATCCACCAATTGTGCCTGATGTGGCAGTTAATACACCTGCACTTGTAACAGAAAATGTGCTGCCGTTGGTAAAGGTTGTGCCTGAGATAGCGCCACCAACAATGGTGCCAGCACCAACACCTACAAGCCCTGTTGAGCTAATTGAAAAACCATTGCTAACAGTTCCAAAGTAACCTGAAGTTGCGTTGATAGCACCTGTGATTGTTGCACCTGTTGCAGTCAATAAACCGCTTGCATCAATGATGGCATTGCCAGCAATGTTGAGTGTTCCACCTGTAATGGTTGCGCCTGTGACACTGCCTGAAAATACTGCTGCACCTGTTGATGCGCTTACAGAGAAAGTTGCAGTGCCACCTGAATTAAAACCAGCAAGGCCAGTTGAGTTGAGAACCACACGCGCACCACTTGATGCAGATGATCCTGAATAAACTGTGATGCCATTGGCTGCAATCGCAGTCATTTGATTTGAAGCATTAACAATTGTGTTTGCACTTGGTTGCAAAGAACCAATTGCTGCGCTATAGGCAGTTGCAGCATTGGCAAGAGCCGTATTAGCGGTGCTTTGGGCTGCGCCTGCAGTTGCTGCTGCTGCGTTGGCAGTTACTACTGCTGCTGCTGCTGCCGCATCTGCTGCTGCAACTTCAGCATCAAGTGCTGCTAGTTGTTCTGTGTTTGCAGGTAATACTGGCACCACATTTGTAACAGTAAAATCAGCCGTAAGAGTTACGGTAATGGGGGTATTGGTGATTTGTGGACACAATGGCATCTGCTACCCCCTAAATTGTAATTGAATATGGGTTGATGGCTGAAGTTGTGTAAGACACAAGCCAATTGTTTTGAGTAATAGTATGACCCATACCTTCAACCACAAGGTTCCATTGAATAGTGCGACCATCATAGGTTGTGCGTACAACGCTCACCTGATCGGCCAATTCTGTTGCTAAAAAGTCAGGATAAAGCAAGCCATAAGTGCCAACTGACAAAGCATTAAAATCAATGCTCTCCACATAGGTATCAGGGGTTGCTAACTTGCGTGATTCATACAAAGCTAAATTCTGAGCGTTTGAATCAGTGGCAACTGGCGCATCAAGAACAGTTTTAGCAATTCCATAAGCGCTAACACTAGGATTATATTGTGATGTGTATTGCTTAGTTGTATTGGTACGGCTAACAACTGCCTGATTCACTACATAGTAAGTGCCAGGGTTAGTCAAAAGTTGCATATAACTAACAGTGTTGCTTGCCTGATTATCGGTAAAAAGTAATTGAGTTGGGCGGCTGAACTTATCGGCTAACGGCACAAGAGTTGCAACACCGCTGCGTGAGATGTAGAAACGCCCGGCAATAGCATCAACTGCCTGGTAGATGAGCGCCATACAAGAGCGATTTTGAACGGTTGCCAGCATACCGACAGTGCCAGTCAGACTGGTTGAACCTGTCCATCCTGCGTAAGTCAACATTCTGCCAACGCGTGTGGCTGCGGTTTCGGCAAATTGTGCAGTTGCCAGTGCTGGTGCCTGGGCATCGGCGATGTAGGCAATCCCATCAACAAAAGTCATTGTAGATGTAGGTGCTTCGCCCTGGTCAACTTTAGTTTCTTCAAGAAAGCCGTAGTAAAGCGCGTATGAAGTGCCACCAATTGTGGCCATAACTCGCATTTGTAAGCCATCACGAAGGATGCTTGCACCTGAGACTACCCACGGACTAGATGCAGATGTGTTATCAGGGTCGTAATAACCGCTTGTGTTATTAAAAACAATAACTGAAATCCCGCTTTGATCTCGTTCACTTTGACGAGTGCGCCCACGGCGAATATCAATTTGAATAACATCGGTGGTTGTTGCTGAAGTCCAAGTTCCGCTTTTTAGAAATTGAACTGCTATCGAAGGTGTAGTTACTCCATCAAAGGCCGTCATAGTATGTCAAACGCTCCAGCGGTTCCAAAGCTACGGCGAGTTGTTCTTTCAATGCCGTTCACAATACTTGTTACAAGATTTTCTTGAGTGATTACTGAACCTGCATTGTTAACAATTACATTGACACCGCTTTTTGGCATATAAAGTTTGCCACCTTGACCAACTGCAAGAGCAGTTGAACCTGAAAGTGACTTTTGGCGGGCTAAGTTTTGGCGTACCGCTTCGGCAGTAATTTTGTCCTGCTCGGTTTTAGTGTTCTTCTTAATTGCAGCCGTGTTCTTAGCAAGTGCGGCAAGAAAAGCCGAAAGCGCATCAGTGTCGCTAATTGACGGTGTTGAACTTGTTGAAAACCTGCCACTTAAAAGATCGCTTGGAGATGGTGACTTAGGCAGGAAGGAAGGGTTTTTTAGAACATTTTCTAAATTTTTCGCTCTGTTTGCTTTTGTTCCAGGTATTGCAGCGGCAATTTTTGTTCCCAGATTGCCACCGACATTACCAGCAGCAAGGGCAACGGCAAGGGTTGCAAATATGCCACCTTTGGCTGCACTTTTTGTAATCGCACCAATTGCACCTGCACCTAATGCAGTATTCATTCTGACAAATGCAGCGGTTAATAGATTGACTGCGGTAATCATCGCATAAACCTTTGATACAACAAACATTCCAGCGATTAAGATGCCCATTGTTTTAACAAGGCTCATATTGTTTGAAATCCAGTTGGCAAAGTTAATTGAAGCAGTCAATAAGACAACGGCAGCATTTGCAGCAAGAGTAAATGAGGCAACAAGTTTGTCTTGATTTGTTGTAACAAAATCATTGATTGCTGGTAAAATCTTTGTCGTTACAACCTGAGCAAATTTTTCAAGAACTGGAATCAGTGCATAACCCAATTTATCAAGAATTTGATTAAACGCTAATTGCAGTTTCATTAACCTAAATTCTAAAGTTTCCGCACGCTTTTCGGCCTGGCCCTTAAAGGTTGCTCCAAGAGACTTAAAAATTGCATCAAGGTCTTTTGCTTTTACTGCATTTGCATCAAGTGGCACACCAAGTTTAGTTAAAGCGCCGACATTGCCACCAATGGCCTTTGCAAGCGCGACTGAAACCGCACCTAAATCCTTTGTTGTGCCTGCAGAAATATCTAAGGCAAGAGCCTGTAATTGTTGAGCAGCAGTAACATCCTTAGTTGCTTGTGTCAGAATCTGCAGGGAAGGAATTAACTGGTTATTGTCAACGCCAACGAGTAATTCTAATTTGTCAAGATAAGTAACAGTTGCGGCAATGGCTTCATCGGTTGCACCTGTGGTGTTGCGCAAAGCGGTGGCAAGAGCAATCTGTTGCTTTTGATCTTCCATTGCGCCTTGAACGGCATCCTTGCCAAGTTTAATTGCAAAAGCTGCAGATGCTGCTGCTGCAATTCCAAATGCTTTTGCGCTTTTTCTGCCAAACGCATCAAAACTTTTACTAAGCAACGCAATATCTTTTTGAGCAGCCTTTGAACCTTTATTGGAATACTGGGTGAGGATGCGGGCTACAATTGCGCCAACTGCCATTTGTTATGCTCGCTCTCTGTTTAATTCTCTTTGTAACTGTTTTTCAGCCTCATTCAAGGCACGCGCTACATTTGCTTGAATTTTTGCTCTGTCTTTATCTACAACGCGCCATACTACACGCGAAGCCTTGCCAAATCTGTTGCCTAAAGTTCTTAGGAATTGTTGGCTTGAACTGCCGCCAAATCCTGCCCTAGTTTTGCGACCTGCAACTTCAAAGATTGCACCCGCCGCAGACTTGTTAAGCAAAGCACCAGCGCTAGTTGTAAAATCACCTTTACGAACTTTACCTTCGGCTCTTGTCTTAGTAATTTTTGATTGAATCTCTCCAGCGTTCCACCCAGGCCAACCTGCGCCACCGCGAGTTTTAGTAGGCTTGGCAGCATCTGCCTTGCGCCAGCCACTCATCGGTGGTTGTTCGCTAATTAAGTTTTTGGCATCTCGCTGCGCCCCCGCTAATTCAGTATTGATAACTTTATTGAAGCGTTTAACCGCATCTTTATCAAACTCTTTTAGCGCATCCAAAGTTTCTTTGATACCTGTAAGAACAATTACATCATCAGCCATTGGCTTTAGCTCGTTCCTTCAAATAAATAGTCATTGCTTCAAAGATACCTTCAGGGGCATCTAATAGATCAATTGGAGAAATGCCAGTTTCGCAGGCCACCGCAGCAACCGTAAAAGTTAGGCTGTTGCGGTGGATTCGAAAGAACTATCACTGTCCAATTCGGCAGAAACGATAGTGTCCAAAAATTCAGGACCAAAAAGTTTTACAACCACTCCGTTAACTTGCATTGCTTTCCAAGCAAGCCAATAGATGTGTTCAACTCTTTGTTCCTGCCCCAGCAAATGAGGCATACCCTTACCAAAGTTTTGTTCAAATGCAACAATGATGCGAGGCGTTAATTTGTAAGAGGCCTCAACACCTTCAGTTGTTTTTACTTTAATTGCTAATCCATCCATCTTTTCCCCCTTAGTAGATTATGAAATTGCTTTTGTAATTGCACCTGAAATTGGCCAAGTCACACTTGCCGTTACTAACTCACCAACGGCACCTGAAAGTGGCTGCCATTCAGCAATCAAAGCATTAAATGTGTATTTTGGATTGCTGGCACTTACTGTTGTATTGACTGGGCGAATTTCCATTGCCACGGCAGTTCCAACAGTTGATGTTGCAAGTGATGTGCCATTGATAAGTTCTTCAAGAGCATTATCTGCAAAATCTTGATTGAACTCAACAGTTAGTTGATTGTCAAACAATCCACCAACGCGTGTACGAGCTGACGAGCCAAGCCCGGTGGTGTCAACCACATCAACGCTTGATGAAAGTGCAACTGATGTGACATATTGCGAAATGTCATTGCTTGCATACAAGACATAGGCATTTGTTAATACAATGCGTGCCATTTATGCAATCGCCTTTGTGATAGCACCTGAGATTGGCCAAGTTGCAGAGATTGTTGCAAGTTCACCAACTGCACCTGAAAGTGGTTGCCATTCGGCGCACAAGGCTGAGAATGTATAACTTGGATTTGCGGCACCAACTGCTGCTGATGTTGGCTTGATAACACAAGTTGTGACTGTTCCAACCAGTGAAGAACCTACTGCGTTGATTGTTATTTCAGGACCTGATGTTGCAAAATCCTGATTAAATTCAAATGTCACTGAGTTATCAGCAAGCCCACTGATACGAGTACGCGCACCAGAGCTAGACATTCCAGTTGTGTCAACCACATCTTCGCTGGTTGAAAGTGCCACACTGGTAATAAATTCGCTTAAGTTAATTCCATTGATTACAACGGATGCATCTGTAAGAACTGTACGGGCCATTATTCGGCTTCCTTTTCTGTTGCTGGTTTAGTTGGCGCATTGCTTTTTAGGTGATCGCCAGCAACAAGTGCTTCAGCGTTTAGCCCAAGTTCAAGCAATTCTTTGTCGGAGATTGTTTCTCCCTTTTTCTTTGCCTCAAAATTATTTGAGGTAACTATGTAACTCATTTTTCTCCTTATCCCCAAACGGTGAGACGGTAACGGTATGAAAGAAATTCAATTTCACCTGCAACATAAGTGCCAGCCTCTGCAGATGTAACGCGCAAAGTGCTACAGGCACCGCCAAGTGTCAAATCGGATTCAATCGCTGCCTTGATTGAGTAATCCCCGCTACCTGCGAGGTACTTATCAAGATCATTTTGGCCTGAACGCTCTGTAAAGCGCTGGACCAAAACAACAACATCAAGGTTTGCCTGGTCTAAACCACGGGCATTATTCAAATCAAAGGTGAAATCCAACTGGCCAACAATGGCTGCTGGTGCTACTGGCGTACTTGGGATGAGTTCATAAACCCGCATACCCTGAATCGCCTCTAGGTTGGCTTTTAAGCCGTTTCTGACCTCACTAGGTAACATTACTTAGCCAAGCCATTGTTCTTACGCAATGGGCGCAGTACCGCCTCAACATCAGCATCTAGCTTTGCAGCCAAACGCACTGTTCCTAAATCTGTATTTCCAGCAATTCCAAATGGTGACTGGTTACGCAAGAACAGGCGAGATGCTTGAATTTTTGCAGCAGTCTTTACCTCAAAAGGCACCGCTGACCATCCAAAAATACCTTTAACGCGTACTGATTGTGGCAAGTTCCAGGGGAATACATAAGAGCCAACTGCCAAAATACGAGACATTGGCCAACCGCGTGAAGGATTATTGACTGGTTCAAACATTGAATCGTCAGCCGTCCACACTGAGCCATAGGTGCGATCAAAATTATCATCTGTTGCAATCTCGCTGATGCTCACAAAATCATCAACTGGCAAAATGTAATAGTCGGTTGGGGTGTAATAACGAGTTGCTGGCGCACCCTGAGTGCCATCTGTATAAAAGAAACGGCCACAATAATCATCTATTTGGCGTGAAGCGGTTGCAATAGCCATTTCAAGGGCTGCATTGTCCATTGAATCTTCAAGATTCAGCGCAGCCTTTACATCATTGAGTGTCGTGTAACCGTTAGTGATCGCCACGCTTTATTCTCGTTTCTACTTTGGGAAGCATTGCCTTTTCCAGTTGTGGAATCGCCGTAGCAGTTTCCTTTGATTTTACCTTAATTCTTAAAATTCTTTTTATGCGTTCCATATATCGTGCTGCCTATCATCTAGCCAATAACTCTTTGAGTGAGGAAGTATCGCGCCAGTGTGGGCATAAATTGGAAAACCTAGTGAGCGAACTCGGCGGCAAAACTGTAAATCTTCGCCTATCCATTCGCCGTTGATTGGGCCATCCCAAAACCAGCACCAATCTTGCCCCTGGTGTGGGTCGGCATCTGCTCTGATTGCTTCAAGAACGCTTCGGTGGATTAGCAAACATCCAGTACCTGCTGCATCTACTTGGAAAATTGAATCTTTATCGTACTTATTTAACGGCAAGAAGCCTTCAGGGGCATCTTGAAAAATCGTTGGCACTGGTTGTGGGTACGGATAACCTGTTTCAAAACTTGCAAACACCAAACCTGCTACAACTGGGCGCTCTTTGTCATGCGCGGCTTCAATCAATTTATCAAATGCTTCAACAGAAAGTTGCTCATCTGAATCCATCATTAGTAACCAATCAGATTTGGTTTCTAAAAATTGTTTTACTAAACGATTGCGTTGCTTTGAAAGCAACCCTGAACCCTTGATTCTAATAAATGGGCCAAGTCGTGCTGATCGTGATTGAGCAACCTGAACCAAGCTAAATGCAAACCCACCATTAACTGTTCCTGGGTCACAACTACCAATTGAAACTTTATGTGCCGACTTCATAGATTCCCCCGAATCATTTAAGAAGTAAGAGGCGGGTTAGTCGGGGGAGAAAAACCCGCCTCTTACAATTTTTAACTTTCGATTAGAAAGTTGGTGCTACCAAACCAGTGCCTGAAATGATTGAGGCTGCTAGTGGGTAACGCTCTGCAGAGAAGGCACCAAATCCATAAACAACAGACTTGATTGTGAGAGATGAAGCACCAGTTGCATCAAATGACAATGCGAATGGTGATCCTGGCTGCTCCCAAAGGTGCATTTCAGGTGCTGCTACGCAGTAAATCTGATCTTGGTTTGTTGCTGCACCAAGATTAGTTACAACATTTGCATCAGCAATGATTGGCAAGCCCATCATTGAGTAACCTGAGTTGCCGTATCCAACTACGCCTGCACCTGCTGCAGTTGCGTTCATTGGACCATTTGCAGTTGGAACTACTAATGGGCGGCCTGTTGTGTCCACTGCTGCTAGCAAGAAAGCTAGACGGCGTGGGTGCATAATCCAGTGAGTTGGTGTTTCAAATACATTTGACTGAATTTGCTGAATTGCATCAGCCAACTTTGGATATAGAAGTGCAACTGTTGGTGTTGTTGCAGTGAAAGTGACTGCATTTCCACCTGAGTTTGCGATTCCCTTGAACTGGCCGTTTGAGCCTGTTCCGTTTAGAACCTGATTATCAACAGTTGTGTGCCATGAACGGATTAGGTCAGCAACAACAAATGTGTCAATGCCTGTTCCGCGCTCAATTGCCTGGCGTGATAGGTCCTGTTGTCCAGCGATTGTACGAACTGGGATGCTCAAAAGTGTATCGTCAGCATCAGTTTCTGATACTGCAGTGTTCTGAGTTTCCTGAACTGCAGTTGATGTACCTGTTGTCATACGGGAAATCTCAAGAGACATTCCAGCAGCAGGTAGTGTGTGCTTTGCAGTTGCAAAGTCTGCAGTTGGGCGGCCTGCGCGTGCATAAGGTGCAGCGAGGTCAACCAAGTATTGTGGAACAACTAATCCAGCGAAGTTTGATGTACCAACATCACGGCGCTCGATTGATTCTTCCTTTGTGTGGCGAGCAAGGCGCTCTTGTGCTGAGTAATCTCCACGAATCTGAGCGTTGAAAACATCCTTAACGAATGAAACTTCAGCTTCAGGGTTGTATGTGCGAACTTCGCGCGTGATTGATGTGCCACCAACGCGAGGTGTGATTACTGCTGCAACAGATGAGCGCATTTCTGCAACCTTTGCATCTGCTGCTGCTTGTGTTGTGAACTTTTCAATCTTTGCATCTAGTGCGCGTGCTTCTTCTACAAGAGCATCAACCTTATCGGTTTCCTCTGCAGTAAGGTCGGTGCGAGATTCTGCGGCTACTGCCTCAAGAACTGCATCCATTTCTGCCTTAACTACATCACGGCGCTCAAGAGCTACATCAAGATATGACTTTGACATTTTTCTCCAATGAGTTTGTAATTGTTTTGAGGTGGTGGCAATGCTCTCCACGGCGCTTTTAGGGTGTGGGATTTGCTCCGACTTCGCTCTGCTACTTGTGTAGCAGAAATTTATTTTGTGTTGTTGATAATTGCTTGCGCTAGGCGCAGGGAAATCTTGCGACCTTCTTCTTCAGTAGCTTCAGGTAGCGCATCAATGTAACGCAACTCTGACATTTTGTGACCAACTAAAGTTTCAGTTGCTCGGTAGCCATCGCGGTATTCTTCATAAACGCGAATCAAAACGGCTGCGTCATCTTCTTCGGCTTCAATTGTGAAATCGGTGCCTGGTATGTCAAGGGTTCCTTCTTGTAAAATTCTTTCAATGCGACCTTTAGCAGTGCCACCGCTTGAATCCCATTCAACATAATCGCCTACCTGCTCGCGGGATTCTTCTTCAATTTCACCTTCGGCACCTGTAAGCATTGCCATCATCTCAACGGCCTTCATAATGTAATCGTGGCCTTCGCTCAAATCTTCAAAGATAGAATTTAGAACAATCAAAGATTCGCCTGTTACTTCACGGCCTTCTTTAACTGCATCAATTGCTTTGCGTAGTGCCTCACGCGCTTCAACTGAAGTTGTTGGGTAGGCAGGATATGTGACAACTGAAACATCTCCATCAGCAAGGCTGACTTCAGTAAGTGTGCGCTGAGAACGATCTTCATTGTATTTTTGACGAATCACACGGAAAGCAAAACTCATTTGGTCAACATCTCCGCGCTCAACTAACTTGTAAAGGTCGCGCCCCTCTGTTGTGTCTGCAATTTGTGCATCCATATACAAACCACGATCATCTTCAGTCAATGTTAGGGTGCCGTTCTTTGTACGAGCTAGTGGCAAACCTTCATGGTTGATAAGCAAGCGCACATCAGGTGTCTCGCTCAAGGTCTTACGAAACGCGCCAGGGGCGATTGTCTCAATAAATGGCAGCGGAACGCTGGCCTCATCAAACACTGCTGCGTATCCGCGAAGTGTCATTGTGCCATCTTCGGCCTGTCTTGCTTCAACATCGCGCACTGTAAATGTACGGCGTTCAATCTTTTTCATTTTGCTCCTTGAATCGGCTTCGGCATCTAGTGCATCAATCTTGCGTTGCGCCCAGTTTTGCGCCCTATCAGAAAAGTTGGAATCTCCACCCCACAACAACCAAGCAACTAAACCTGCGCCTGGATATTGAGCATCTGACGGATTATTGTTTTTTGGTGCTTGTCCATCTACTTGATGGCGTGCAAACCACGGTGCCATCTTACGAACTTTGTTTTCACTTACTCTACCTGCAGCCATCTCGCGTGCTTCACGCTTTGTGCCTTCGGTTAAGCCATCTCCCCCGAAACCTTCTTTGAGATAATCTAAACCGCGTTGTGCGTTCTCACGAATAAATGCGGGAACACTTAAATCAACTGCTCTAACTTCTCCACCTGGTTCCATATCTTCAGCAATTGAAACTGCAACCATCTGATCTATTGCATCTTGTTTTGTGTCGTGACAAGCAAGAGTTGTATAAGAGCCATCTGATTCTTCTTTAACAGTTGCCCATCCTGAACAATCGGCTTGCTTATCGCTGACAAAATAAGGCATTACTTAACCTCATACACGGCCGCTGGGTCGGCTGGGTCAATCGTTGATACTTGCTGCAGTTGGCTAGATGGAACGCCAGTGTGCTTCATATCAGGTAGGCCAACTGCCTTTGTTACTGCTGCTGGGTCAAAGCCAACTTGAATCAATGCAGCAGCGATTTCGGTGCGTAGCTTCAGGCCAACATCCTTAGCATCTGTTGCATCAATGTTTTGCAATGGAACGCGGTATTGATCTCCGCTTTCGATTGGTGCCATATCTTCGTAAGCGTGAACATCATTGAGTGAAAGGAAACCTTCACGCAAACCCTTTGTGTAAGCATCGTAACGCTCAAGTGTTGTACCGCGTAAGAGTGCATCAAGATTAAAACGAATGAATCCATCAGGTTCAGGTAGCAGTGTTGATAGTGACTGCTCAATTCTCTCCAAGATTGGGCGCAATGAGTGCTGAACGAATGAAAGATTCTGCGCTTCAACAGATGCAAATGACATTGCACCCGCTACTGGATGGCCAAGAAGCGATAGTGGAACGCGGAAAATACGAGCGATTTCTTCAACTGAGAAACGGCGTGTGTCTAACAACTGCGCATCTTGGGCGTTAATTGTTAGTGGCTTGAATGTTGCACCGCCTGAAAGAATACCAATCTTGCCAGCGCGGTATGGGCCAGTATGGGTAAGGTTCCAATCACGGCCAATGTCTGATGCCTGTTCTTCAGTTAACTCACCTGGCACTTCAACGACACCGCCTGGGTTGGCAGCGTTGCCAAAGTATGAAGCGGCATAAACATCGGCTGCCATTGCTGCGCCTAGCGTTGTACGGCAGGCACCAATTGGTGAAAGTCCATAACGATCACCAGGCAAACGGAAATCAGGGATGTGCAAAAGGTCTTTGTCTGTCATGCGTTGTTCATAAACGCCTTCTGAATCTTTAATCTTTACAAAATAAACCAGTGGCTCGCCTGCTCTAAGGCGCTCAATGCGAACATTGCGAGGATTCAAAACATAGAGTTCTTGAACATCTCCCATATCATCGCGCACTGTCAGGATGTAAGCATTGCCTTCAAGTTTGAATGAGGTAACAATCTGCTCATAAAATTCAAGGCGTGTTGTTTCAGGGTTTGGTCTTGAAACCCACGCAGGTTGATCTCCATAAATAGTTGAGTATGGCAAGCGGTTACGACCACGGCGCACATAAGCGCCAACTGGTAATGAACTTACTGTGTCTGCCAATAGGCGCACGCAAGAATAAACAGTGGACATACGAATTGCAGTTTCAGAATCAACAATGACACCAGCGTTGGTTGAAAATGCTGGTCTGCCTGGAATTAAAGGCTCGATGTATTGATTGTTGGCTGAACGCTTTGTTCCAGTACCTGCCAAACGCTTTGATAAACTCATTAGTTAGCCTTCTCTGTAATCCATACTAGAAAAACACCTGCAACAATTAAAGCTAATGGAACTGAAATCATTGCAAGGCCAGTTGTTGCAAGCGTTACGCCCACAACTTCAACTGCAACTGATAGGTCAATCTTCTTCATTATGCTCCCTATACCTGAATTGAAAAGAATCTTGCAACTGGTGCTGGTGGCTCGGCTGGTTGAGTAGCACGATCATAACCAAAGATTGAAGCAACGGCGGCATCCACCTTACGCCTGCTACTTGCTTTGGCAACCATAACACCACGGCTAGATTGTTTTGTTACGCAGTTGGCAATATGGCGAGCAAGTCTTTCATCTCCATCGTGGGTAAATGATTCATTGACCACGGCTTCATAAAACTTTTGTGTTGCTGGAACCATGTTCTGCGCACTGTTGGGATATGACACAACAGGCAAGCCTTCTTCATCCAACACCATAAATGTTCGCTGCCAGCGTGCAGGGTCAAAGACAATCTCTTTTACATTGAAGCGTTCATCGCGGAATGTATCTACAATTGTTTGCTCAACTTCAGCAACCGGGATATGCCAGCCTTGTTCAGCATCATCAGGGCGTTCCCATAAGCCAACAACCATTAAGTGTGGCTTTTCGCCACCCAATAACCACATGACAAGGGCGGTTGAGTCATTTGAAAAGGCACCATCAAAGGCCAAAATAACTTCTTCACCAGGTTCAGGGAATCTATCTTTATCCTCTAGGGCTTCCCAAGCACCTGTTGGCAGCCATGCAACTGAAGTGCTTACCCAACAATTAAGGCGCTTGGTTCTAAATTCAGCTTCAGGTGTACGCAAAACTGCCGATGCAATTTCCTCTGCATCCAGCAAATCGTTATACCCTGGATTTGATTCAAGCCAAAGTGCTTGGTCACGGTGATCGGCTTCAGGTTGTGTTGGCTCCCACCAAGAAAAGAAAAATGATGGGTCCTTCTTCTCACCCTTTACAACCTGTTGGCCGTATTGGTAAAGCGAGTAGCAAAGAGAATCTTGGCCGTTGCTTTGTGTCTTAACGCCTGCAGTTGTGATGCCCAAGAGAAGTGAATCAGCACGCGCACCACCAGCAAGGCTAAGAACATTCCAAAGTTCCCAAGAAGGTTGGGCGTGGACTTCATCAAAGATAACAAGCGGGGAAGGATTCAAACCTTCTTTTGAATATGCTTCGGCAGATAGTACGCGGTACACGCTGCCTTTATCTTTGAATTCGATTGCATCGCGGTAAAGCGTGAACATTGAAGATAGTTCTTCATCTAACTCAATCATTCGCTTTGCAGTACCAAACACGATTCGTGCCTGGTCGCGGTCTGCTGCGCAAGAATAAATCTCTGAACCGTTGCCGCCAAGTGTTAAACCAGCAAGGCCCATTGATGCTGCCAATGCGCTCTTGCCATTCTTCCTAGACATTCCGACCAGGGCGGTGCGGTGGCGAAATCTGCCATCTTCACGGCGGGCAAGTGTGTGCTTGAGTAACTCTTTCTGCCATCCACGCAGTTCAATTAACTTACCTGCAGGTGAGGCTACAGAATCTTTTGTAACTCTGCAAACGGCTTCGGCAAAGTTTGCATACAACTCGCCATCGCCACGCTCTTGATCTTCAATTGACACTGGCGTTAACCAGCGTGGTGGCCAGCCTGCAACATCAGCCATTCTTCTTTTGCTGCTCTAACAACTGGGCCAATTTACCCTTAGCCGTTACTTCAGCAACCCCCAACTTACTACGATCAATCGGCGTTAAGCCAAGCAATGAAAGCAATTTGATAATGTCACCTTCAACGGTGTTTAACATTCCAAACAAAGGATTTGCGTAGGCGTAACCCTTGTCGGTGTAAAGAACAAAATCTGATTTGGCCATCTTCGCCTGTAGCTCGTACTTCTTGTCCATCTTCTCGCAAAGTTCAATCAGCAACTTGCTATCGCTGGTTGCAATCCACGGTGCTATCTCGCGCACATCTGACCACAACTTTTTGCCAGCATCGCTAAGGTGCAATGGCGCATCGCTTTTGATTTGTGGTAATGCAATTACATTCTTGAGATTAGGCAGTTTTTGTTTGCCTGGGTTTCCGTTCTTTCTCTTTACTTCATTCGGCTTTGGTGCGCTCACTTGTTTCCATTCGCTCAGGAATCTAACGCCCCCGTTAGTTTCGATTACCTTGCTTTTTTAAAATTCGGACATTTGGTGCAAATCAGTTCAAACCAGTTCAAACCCGCCACCCCCCACACATCGGCGATGTGCGCCCTCA